AGAGCTGTAATGGCAGAAAATTATATTCTAGAATTTTTATTACAAAAACATCTAAGTGATAAAAAATTTTTAAATGAGGTAAAGTCAGTCAGTAAAAAAAAGACTTTTGAAATAAAACTGGAACCTGACCTTTATAAAGATACAGATCCAAATGATAACAGTTATATAACTAATTCCTATCAAGATGCTACTTCTAATTGGACAAAACAAGGTACATTATTAGGAGTAAGCAATAGCGAAATATACAGTAACGGACACACAATCAGTATTTTTATAGTTGAAAACAAACAGCCTATATTTTTATTAAATCTTAAAAAATTATCAGATGGTTACAGCACAGTGAATGTTGTGGCTCATTCACAACACCGAGGAAAAGGATTTGCAATTCCTATGTATTTGGCAATAAGCAAATATTATGATGCACCTTTATACAGTTTTGGTAGTCAAACATCAGCAGGAAACAGAATTTGGGAAAAACTATATCAGCAATATCCCAACAGAATTAAAGCAGTAAATGTAAAAACAAACCAAGAGTTAAATGTAGACGAAGTTTTAAATGATAACAATTTCGAAACCAGATTAAAACTGCTACCAGAATCTGTACAAGAAAACTTTGCTGACGGCAAAGTGAAAGGCAAGAGTCGCCCAGGCAGAGTAAAACGTAGTGGAGCAAGTTGCAACGGTTCAGTAACCAGTTTACGCAAAAAAGCAAAAGACAGCAGTGGTGAGAAATCAAAAATGTACCACTGGTGTGCCAACATGAAGAGTGGTCGTAAAAAATCTTAAATAAATACTTGTATGGTTATCCCTATACAAGAACCTAATTTTTATTTATTCAATTACTATGACAGTTTAAGTGATAGTAAGAAATTATCTTTAGAACATAATCACTACTTTACTAAACAAAAAATAGATCTACATAACATAAGAAAAATATTTTTTCATAGTCTGTTTTCAAAAGTAGTAAATGATGAATGGGTGATGGAACCTCAAGATAAAAACTTTACATACGAATCTAAATATCACATTACAGATAATCCTGATACTCATAAAAACCTATTAGATAACAAACTAGAAACCAAACTTTTACATAATAATGGATATGCTTATTTAGATGAAGTTACAACTTGGCAAATAAAAGACAATGTAAGATATAGGTTTAATAAATATGGATTCAGATGTGAAGAATTTACAGACACTGATTGTATAGCATTCTTAGGATGTAGTCATACATTTGGTACTGGTTTAGACCAGGCACAGATTTGGCCAGAGATAGTGTGTAAAGAGTTAGGTGTAAGATGTGTAAATTTAGGATTACCTGCCAGAGGAATAGACTTATGTTCCTGGTACGCTCAATTATTTTTTAAAGCAGAAGTTAAAAATTGCAAAGCAATAGTTATAATGCTACCTCCACCCGCAAGGAAAAGCAGTTTTGTTTATAATTACGATCCTAATATGGGAATAGAAACTTTTATAAGACAAATGGAATGGTTAGATTCAAATCTACATGGGAATTATCAAGAAAATGCAAGTGATTTAATTAGTGAAATTATTTTATCTCATAAACAAAATGAAAATTTAAGCCATAAAGAATTATTAGCTCAAGATATACTGGATAAAAATAATTGCTTTATGAGAACATCTTCAGCAGTTGGTAATATAGAAAACCTTGCTAACGATTTAGGTGTTCCTTTAAAAACTTACTCAAGTTTTATGGATATGGATGTTGGTGTTGCTGGTAATACTGATTTTGCTAGAGATAATATGCACGGAGGCAAAGAATTACATAGAGAATTTGCCAACAGAGTGGTAGAAGATTTGCAACAACAATTAGATAAATAGTATTATGCTAATAAGAGAAATAATTACAGAAACAATGTCAGGTGCTATTGCCACGGTTGCGGTACCAATGAACAGCGATATTATCAAACGACCTGGCCCTGTGTCTTCCAAGAAGAAAAAGAAAAAGAAAAAAGTTATGTCTGGAAAAAGTCCACATAAAAAAGGTACAGCAAAATACAAGAAGCATATGGCGGCCATGCACGCCGGTTAAAATGAAAGCGGTCAAAGACAAGAACAACTATGTTAATTTAATCAGCAGTTTAGAGGCTAAACTTTTCAATAAAGTTGATCTAAACGGTTTTTTAAGTGTAAATAACATGGACGAAAGGGAATTTTATATTGCAGAAGAAATGTACAAAAAAGACATTCTGCAAAAAATTAATAAAGGTGAAGAACTTGGCTACAAAACATACCCGCAAAAAAAGAAACTTTAATAAAAAACACATAGCAAAAAAGTTAGGTAATATTACTGATAAAGTTGCTAAACGTGGTGTTTTTGTGGCTAAAAAATCTGATCCTGGGTATGATGTTATAAATTATATAACAAATGAAAAATATGCAGAAAATGTGCCATTTTTAAAAACAGCAAAGTCAATATGTACTACACTTAACGATAAAACTGTTGAATCTAAACCAAATTCTTCAAGCATAAATCGTTTATGTAATTTATTCTATAAACATTTAAACGATATAAATTTTTACAAACATACTATATACACCTCCAAAGATTTAGATCGAAAATTAATTGCACAAACTCGTATGGAAGAAAGTGTAATAATACTAAAAGAAGTAAAATATCAATTTACTATATACTAAAACTACTTCATAATTTTCCTTAAAATGATAAATAAGACTATAACATTTATATTTTAGGAAGATTATCATGTTTATAAGAGAATTTAACCCAGCAGGAAAAACAAAGATTGATAAAATCAATAAATTGTTATCCGAGCAATTCGGAGTGAAAATTGGTACTGGATTTCCTAAAAAAGAAAAACTTGAAACAGTTAGAGAAATGTCAAATATGGCAATTATCAAACTTAAAGGAACCAGTAAACAATTTCAACTCGAACCAGAATATGCAAAATACTTAGGCATAAGAGACGTAATAGATACCATGCTAACAGAAGGTATGTATGCTGAATCACCAGCATATCAGTCCATGAAGCAAGAGCTAAATGACAACATTATCAAACTTATGGATTCAGGTTGTACTAATGAAGAAGCAATATCACAATGCATGAACGATTATAGAAAAGATTCTAGATTTGCATACGATGATGATACCATTAAGCCAATGCTAGTATTAATGGCACAGAGATATTTAGATGAAAACGGTTGTAATTCTGAATCAGTAGAGCACCCTTTAAGTAATTACTTAAATGAATATCTTTTAAGTGAATTAGCAAAAGAAACAGGTGTTGAACTAGATGAAAAAGGATTTGGTGCTATAGAAGAAAAACTAAATGCATTTGCAACAGCAAGTGGTAAAAGTAGAGATACAGTTGTTGACTTCCTTAATGGGTTAGAGGAAGACGCAGTTACTAATGGTATTAAATTCTTTGGAGCCAAAATTGCTAAAGAAAACAAATTTGTTAAAGCCAGATTAGATGCTATAAAAAATGATGAAGAAGATTTTGAAGTAGATGGTAAAAAATATGATATTACTGGTGATACTTCAGATGAGAAAAAACAGAAAAAAGAAAGTATGTTTGATGACATTATAGATGATTTACTGAACGAAGAACTGGAAGGTACATCAGTAGAAGAAGCAGAAGTTGTGATGGCTGTTCGAGCATTAGCAGACGACATTCAGGACCACGTCGAGAGAGTGGGCAGAATGGTAAACGAAGATATTCCTGCTATTGCTGATCAAATGATACACGAATTTGGTGCAGACAAGGCCGCACAATTTAAAGATTCAGCAGAGCAAACATTAAGTACAGCATTAGAAAGTGCCAAAGCGGCCAAAGACGGCGTAAATGAACTAGTAGGCAGTATTACTGGCGAAGAGATGAATTTATCATCAGGCGGTTTAGGTGACTTAGGTGATGACATGGCAGAACCTGAAATGGATGATTTAGGTGGAGATGATCTAGATATGGACATCAACGAACCAGCGGCGGCTGGACCTGAAGAAGAGCCATTGGGAAGAGCACCTATAGAGGTGTAAAATGCTGATACGTGATATCATAAGAGAGGGGTACGAAGCAGACCTAATTTCAAAAGTACAAGATATACTTGTAATGAAAATGGACTCTGGTGATTCACTATCTACAGAAGAATTTCAAAATTTGTTAAAAGACGAAGGCTACATTGCCACCATAGATGAGATTATTAAAGCAGTTAATGATAGTGGTTATGCAAGTAGTATAGACAAAGAACAAATTAAACTTAAAAATCAAATGCCAGCAGATATTGATACTGATGAACAAGAACCATCAGTAGATGTAGGAAAAATGGCTGGTGATCAAGCATTAAGTGATATTAAAGCGGAGTTATAATGGCAAATATATTTGTAAATGCTTCACAGGCCAGAAAAGATAGCAGAAACAATAGTGTTATACATTCTGAGGTCAGAGCAATAGAGAGTAAAGTTCTAGCAAACATAGATGCTGGTATATTATATGCAAATGTAAAATCCACGTCAGAAATGACTAACAGTAATGTGTACTACAATGTGTGGAACAGCATTACTACAGACCCTACCAAATTAGATCAAATGAACTATGTCAAAAAACACTTCGAGGATCTTGGATACGGAGTGAGTGTAGTTACAAATTTAGATTCCAATAATACTATAAGTTGGAATATTTCCTGGTAAATACTTAGTAAATAATTTTACATTATATGCTGATATCAAAATACGACTATCCGTCCTTGCGACGAATTCAAACAAAACAAGGTAGACAATACGTTGGAGAGGATAATAATCCTGTACCAAGTGTTACCACAATCTTAGGTGATACAGGAGATAAGACAGCTCTTATTGCCTGGCGTAAACGTGTAGGCGAAGCAGAAGCAACTCGTATAAGCACAGAGTCAGCAGGACTTGGTACTAAAGTTCACAATGCATTAGAAAAATATATACTTGGAGAAGAGTGGGATACATTTGGTAATAATCATGTTAGTGTCTTAGCAAAAACAATGACAACAAATATGATAAATGAAGCCTTTTCAAAGGTGGACGAATTATATGGTGTTGAGGTTGGCCTAATTGCACAAGGATTATATGCAGGAACATCGGATGCAATAGGAATGTATGAAGGCCAAGAAGCCATTATCGATTTTAAAACTGCCAAAAAAATGAAAAAACGTGAATGGATTGACGACTATTTTATGCAAGGTTGTGCATATTCATTAGCACATAATGAAATGTTTGATACAAACATATCTAAAATAGCAATACTTATGGTAGACAGAGACGGCAAAGTAAAAGATTTTGTTATAGAAGGTTCAGAGTACGAAAAATATTGTGAAATGTGGTCAGAAAGACTAGCAACTTATTATTCAAAATAAATTCAAAAATGATAAATACTAGTAGTTCAGGAGAATTATTAGTATGGCAACAGCAAATAACAATGTAGTTATATCCAGAATCCAAAATAGGAGGGGTCTTAAACAGGATCTACCTCAACCTTTAAGAGAAGGTGAAATTGGATTAGCATTAGACAGCAGTCAGGTATATATTGGTGGAGATATAGATTCATCTACATCTAATATTAGTAGTTTTGAGTCTACAACAAGTTCTGTAAGTTTAACACAAGATGTTGCTAATACCAGAGTAGTACATTTTACTGTACCTCATAAAAGACTTTTAGCAGGACATTTTGATGGTGTTGGTACAACAGCACAATGGACTACTACTTCTAATACATACACAGGAAGTGGCCTTCCTGTTTTTTCAGATGAAATAACACCTGTAGTAACAAGTTCAGTAGATGCTACGGTGCACAATGCTGTTTTTCAAAGCAATATAATTACACTTACAACATCTAATTCTTTTATAGGAGTAGGTGATGTAGTTACAGGAAACGATATTGTAGGGACAGCAACAGTTAGTTCTATAGATGGTGCTAATATTACAGTATCAAGTAATCAGACATTAGGTAATGCTAATACAATAAGTTTTACACCTAATAATATCAAAAGTATTTCCACTAATGAAAACTTTAAAGCAACAGATATAACTGTGGTAAAAAATGAAACAGTTTTACTAGGTGATAATGCAAATTATACTCCAGCAACATCTAAAGATTACAGTTTTAGTACTTCAACTTTAGCAAGTAATACGCATGTTTTAAATTTTAGAACAGCACCACTTACTAGTGATAAAATTGCAGTAACATATTATAGTAATGCTAGTGTAGTAAAAGCATTATCTAATAGTGGTGTAATATATTCAGGTTCAGATACTAACAGTTTTTACACTGATTATAGTGTGCCAACTTACAGACAATTTAATCATGATTTAGTAAGAGTATCTCCTTCATCAGGAACAGGACATATTGGATTGGATTACAAACATATTGCTGTATTCGATGATAGTGTTATAGTTTCTAATCCATCTGCACTTAGTTTAGGAGAGTTTTTAATTAGTAACAATTCAGACAAAAGTTCTACTACAGTTGGTATAAGTGCTAGTGGAAGCACGGTTACAATAAGCTCAGGGTCAAGTAATTCACCTGCTTATGGAAATACAAGTGCAACATATGATTATGTTTATTTAACAGATTTAGATAGTCCAGCATGGCTAGATGGAAAATCATTACCAGTAAGTAATGTTCAATCAAGTACAATGGAGGTAACTTTACCTTCAGGAAATAGTATTGCTACAATAAGAGCAGTAACATCAGGAGCATCTGGGGCCGGCAATGCTGTTACAATTACAGGTAATGTAGAAGGATTAGTACAAGGTGACTATGTTTATTTTACAGGTTCAAACGCAAGTGTGTTTAGTTCCAATCCTTATCAGGTAACAGGTGTAAGCGGTACTACAAGTTTTACAGTGGTACAAAATGGTGTTAGTGCAATTGAAGGTGATTTAAACTACATTAACTATGGAACAGATAATACTGGTGCTAATGTACAAGTAGTAAGCTCACTACATGGATTACCAGTTAGTAGTCAAATAGATTTAAGTGCAACGTCAAATGTTTCTGCAATAGCAAATGGTACTAAAACTTTATTAAGTAATAGGATAACCAATAATACTTTCTTTATACCAAGCACTTCGCCTCTTACAAGTAGTGTTACAGCAACATTTAGTCCTGTTTTAGGTAGTGCAACAGTAACTAAACATACCCCGGTTAACAGCATAAATTTATCAAATATTTCAAGTCTAGATGGAGTAATTAGCACATTTCAGGGATTAGCAGAATTTCCTAGTATTTCATATATACCAGAAACAACAAATCAAATTTATGTAACTACTAAAGCATCTTTTGATAGTTTAGGGTCCGCTTCATCTGGTGGTGTTGAGTTTACATTACATGAAGATACAGTAGGTACTATGTCAGCCCTCAGTTTGACCACAGGAAGCAAAACAAGAGGAACGCATACAATTAAAGCAAAACTAGAACAATGGTTACATAATTTAGTTGTTGATAAAAATGTTCCATTATTTACTAGTGTCCAGTCTAATGATAAGTTCTATACTTCTGGTACTAATTTAGGAACTTATACACTTGCTATCACAAACGAAGACGATAACAAGTTTATTACATTTAATGGCAGAGACCAAGCAAGTGATTTTAACCATATTGTAAATCAGATCTATTTCAAAACTGCAAATCCAGATATTAAAGGATTGCTTAATATTAGAACAAACATTGAATTATTAACATCTGAATCTAGTGGTGGTGGATCTAAAATTACAACATTTGACGATGTTGAATCAGTTGCCATTCCAGCCGCTGGAAATACTACAGTAGCAACAATTTCTACAGTAAGTTATGATTCTTATATTATAGACTATACAGTAGACTTTACAGGAACCAGTGATGGTAATTATAGACGTGTAGGACAATTACATGCAAGTAGTTTTTACAATAGCTCAACAGGTAATGCAACCGTTGTATTTAGAGATGATGCATCAGAAGTAGCAGATACAGTAACAGGAAGTGTTAGTTTTACAGCAGAATTAAATCCTGCCAATAACACAGATATAGTAGTAAATGCTATAAGTACTGTAAACAAAATTACTTCAATGAAATATATTACAAGACGTTGGAACTCTTAATAAACCAAACTTATGTTTTTTAAAAATCATTCTGCAAATGATCGTCTATCTATCTGGAGAAGTTTAAGGCAAAAGGAATTTACTAACGCAAAAGAGATTTTATCAGAATATAAATCTATTAAAGTATGTTCAAGGTATATAGATTACTACACACCCAAAAGTTGGCCTAATCCTTTTGAAATAGTAAGTGAAGGTTATTTTTGCCACAGTGGTGTAACACTTCTAATTACAAGTCATTTATTACATAAAAACTTCATATCTTGTAATGAGATTGAACTTCCAGTGATAAGTAATAACATAGATGGGACACATGGTTTAGTCCTTGTTGACAATAACGATGTCTATAATTTTGTTCCAGGTGAAATAGTTGACCTGGAATTCGTAAAAGAAAATAGCACAATATTTACTATACACAAATTGGACAAAAAGCAATTTACTTATTGACTTTTGTACAGTTTTATAGTAGACTTTGATTAACATAAATATATACTTTAGATATACAATTAAAGGACACACATGCAGGTTAAAAAGAGAGACGGCACACTAGAAGAACTTAACATTGATAAACTTCACAAAGTAGTAATGTATGCTTGTGAAGGCATCAGCGGTGTTAGTGCTAGTGAAGTAGAAATCAACTCTCAAATCCAATTCTTCGAAAGTATAGCAACAGAAGATATCCAAGAAACATTAATTAAAAGTGCCGCAGACTTAATATCAGAAGAGTCTCCAAACTATCAGTATGTAGCAGGTAGACTTATTAATTACCATCTACGTAAGCAAGTATATAATACATTTGAGCCTCCTTGCCTTTGCGATATCATACAAGATAATATTGATGCTGGTATGTATGATTCAGAGTTTACTAAACTTTATACTAAAGATCAAATTAACCAATTACAAGAATATATAGATCATAACAGAGATGAAGTTTTAACTTATGCGGCTATGGAACAGTTTCGTGGCAAGTACTTGGTACAGAATAGAGCCACAGGTAAAATATATGAAACTCCTCAAGTTGCATACATGATGATTGCGGCAACATTGTTTGCAAACTATCCAGAAGAAACCAGAATGAGTTATGTAAAAGCATACTATGATGCTATTAGCACATTTAAAATTTCCTTGCCTACGCCGGTTATGGCAGGTGTTCGTACACCACAAAGACAATTTAGCAGTTGCGTACTTATAGAAACAGGTGATAGTTTAGATAGTATTAATGCAACAAGTAGTGCTATCGTTAAGTATGTAAGCCAGAAAGCAGGTATTGGTATAGGTGCAGGTAGTATTAGAGCTTTAGGCTCTCCTATTAGAAGTGGAGATACTACACATACAGGAGTTATCCCATTCTATAAAATGTTCCAGTCAGCAGTTAAAAGTTGTAGCCAAGGTGGTGTAAGAGGCGGAGCCGCCACACTATACTATCCTATTTGGCACTTAGAAGTAGAAGATTTATTAGTATTAAAGAACAATAAAGGTGTTGAAGATAATCGTGTAAGACATATGGACTATGGCGTACAGTTTAATAAACTTATGTATGAGAGATTAATTAAAGGTGAAAATATTACTTTGTTTAGTCCACATGATGTACCTGGCTTATATGATACATTTTTTACTGATCAAGACAAATTCCAAGAACTATACGAAAAAGCAGAACGTATGACAAGCATTAGGAAAAAGTCTATTCCTGCTATGGATTTATTTTCGTCGTTTGTTCAAGAACGTAAAGATACAGGAAGAATTTATTTAATGAATGTTGACCATGCTAATACCCATGGAGCATTTATAGAAGACTTAGCACCAATCAAACAAAGTAATTTATGTTGTGAAATTGATTTACCTACAAAACCTATGGACAATATTAATGATGAACAAGGTGAAATTAGTTTATGTACATTGAGTGCTATTAATTGGGGTGTTATAAAAGACACTATAGAGTTACAAAAAGTTGGTAATTTGGCTGTAAGAGCATTAGATGAACTATTAGATTATCAAAGTTATCCTGTATTGGCGGCAGAACTTAGCACAATGAAAAGACGTCCACTTGGTGTAGGTATAATTAATTTTGCATATTGGATGGCCAAACATGATAGCACATATCAAGAACCTAATTTAGAATTAATAGATGAATGGTCAGAAGCATGGAGTTATGGTCTTATAAAAGCAAGTATAGAGTTAGCTCAAGAAAAAGGTAAGTGTCCAGGAACAGATGAAACAAAATACGGACAAGGCATTACTCCTAATCAAACATATAAAAAGGATGTTGACGAATTAGTTAAACACAAAGAAAGACTTGATTGGAAACAATTAAGAAAAGATTTAAAAGAACATGGTATTAGAAATAGTACTCTTATGGCACTAATGCCTGCAGAAACGTCTGCACAGATTAGTAACAGCACAAACGGTATTGAACCACCACGTAGTTATGTAAGTATTAAACAAAGTAAACATGGTGTTTTAAAACAAGTTGTGCCAGGCTTTCCATACTATAAAAACAAATATGATCTATTATGGGACCAAAAGTCTCCTCAGGGCTATTTGAAGATTATGGCTGTATTACAAAAATACATTGATCAAGGAATATCTGTAAATACCTCCTACAACCCTGAGCATTATGAAGATGAAAAAATACCAATGAGTGTATTAATACAAGATCTACTTATGTTTTATAAATATGGTGGCAAACAATTATACTATAATAACACGTTTGATGGTCAAGGCGAGATAGATATAAATAAAGACACATCAAACGGTGTAATTGATGCAGGAGAACCTGTAACAAATACAGAGTTTATAGATGATGACGATTGTGAGAGTTGCAAAATATGACAAGTCAAGAACTACAAGCATTAGGATTTCAAAAGGCAGGTGATGTAGATGTTGTTGATGGCGTAATTGGTAGTAACCTTACACCATTTGCAACTGAAGTAAAGTCTGGGGTATATTGCTGGGTGTTAATAAACGATAGTAATAAAAAAGAAGAAATAATTTATATTGGAAAATATGGAATGTCCATCAAAAAAAGATGGGGAGAACACAGGCTTCATAATCCAGGAAGTCCAACAGGTCATAAAAATGCAGATTATATTATTCAGCAAATGGCAGAGACTGATATCAGAATGGAACTATGGGGTAAGCAAAGTCATACTGAAGAATTTTCTTATATAAACATAGTAGGTGAAACAATAACAAAAACTTTTTCTACCTATAGTGTAGATGAAGAAGATCTAATAGCACATTATTTAAAAAGACATGGAAAAAGACCAGCACTAAATAGAACTAGAGGCGGAAATTAATGGCAACAGTTTTAAATACAAATAATAAAAAACATCATACAAAAGCAAAAATGTTTTTAGATCCTGCTGGTGGAGTGTCTTTACAAAGATTTGATACATTAAAATACAAGCAGTTTGATAAGTTTACTGATAAGCAGTTAGGCTTCTTTTGGAGACCAGAGGAAGTAGACATACTTAAAGATGCAAGTGATTTTAAAAACTTGACTGACTTTGAAAAACATATTTTTACTAGTAATTTAAAAAGACAAATTTTGTTGGATAGTGTACAAGGTCGCTCACCTAACTTGGCTTTTCTGCCTATAGCATCTATACCTGAATTAGAAACATGGATAGAAACATGGGCATTTAGTGAGACTATACATAGTAAAAGTTATACCCACATTATAAGAAATATATATCCTGATCCAAGTAAAATATTTGATGAACTTTTAGATATACAAGAGATTGTGGATTGTGCTGACAGCATAACAGAAAACTACGACAAACTTATAGAGTATAACAGATTAAAAGAGCAGGGAAGTAAAAAGTATAATGAGTATGAGCATAAAAAACGTCTATGGTTATGTATAATGAGTGTAAACATACTAGAAGGCGTACGTTTTTACGTTAGTTTTGCATGTAGTTGGGCATTTGCTGAACTTAAAAGAATGGAAGGTAATGCAAAGATTATTAAATTTATTGCTAGAGATGAAAATGTTCATTTGGCAAGTACGCAGACAATGTTAAAACTTTTACCACAAGATGATAAAGACTTTGCAAAAATTGAAAAAGAAACTTATGCTGAGTGTACTCAAATGTTTTTAGATGCTGTGGAACAGGAAAAACAATGGGCAGACTACTTGTTTAAAGATGGAAGTATTATTGGCTTAAATGCAGAACTATTAAAGCAGTATGTAGAATTCATTGCAGGTAAAAGAATGCATGCCGTTAGACAAGAAAAAATATTTAACACAGGTACAAATCCTCTTCCATGGACTCAAACGTGGATTACTGGTGGTAGTGTACAAGTGGCACCTCAAGAAACTGAAATTAGTAGTTATGTAATTGGTGGTACAAAACAAGATGTAGAAAAGGATTCCTTTAAAGGATTTAGCCTATAATTTTACTAAACTTTATTCTAATGTAATAAATATATTACATGTTTGAAACAGAAAATCTAATTGGTAAAGTTGTAACCATAAAACTTAATAGTGGTATTGAGCTTATGGCTACTCTTAACGCCTATAACAAAAAATCTAAAATAGTAAATTTAAATAATCCTAATACAGTGGTTATTATGGAAGATCAAATTGCTGTAGTACCTTTTATATACACAGGCCACACAGATGAAATAATTATTTCATTAGATCATATTTTGGCTATTGTAGAAAGCACAGAAAAATCAGCAAAAGATTACCTAAGACTTCAGGATGGTGAATAGTATTTTTTAAAAGATAAATACTATTATGCCAGGAGCCGCAAGACAATTTTTCGATACAGCAGGTGGGGGACTTATTCTAGGACCTTCTGCTTTTACTGTGTTTTGCGAAGGCAGTTACTTATCTCTTGTAGGTGATATAATAATGACCCATGGAGATTCTCCACATACTACTGCAACTGCTAAAATTTTTAGTGGTTCATTCACTGTTTTATGTGAAGGCTTATTTCCTTCAGTTCAAGGCCTTAGTACAGTAACTTGCGGTCATACAGTTGATACAGGTTCAGCAACAGTCCTTATAGGAATATAATGTCCAAATTAGTCTCAGTTCGTGGTCCACATGCTCGTGGTCCTATGGATAGTATCCGCATACAATGGAATATGGGTAATCAATGCAATTACAAGTGTGAATATTGTCCTGATATATTGCATGATAGTAGTAAGCCATGGTTGCCCTTAGACGCCTATCTGACTGCCATAGAGCGCCTGTCAACGCATTATAACAATCAGGGTAAAAGAGTAGACTATGAACTAATAGGCGGAGAAGTTACTGTAATGCCTGGTTTTGAGGATATAATACGCAAAATAAGTGAGTATAATACTCATAATGTTGTATTTACTAATGCCAGTAGAACAGTTAATTGGTGGAGTAAAGCAAAACATTATATGGACGGTGTAGTTCTTACATACCATCCACTAAGCCAAGATAGAGAGCATTTCGTTAATGTTATAAATGAGATAAAGGATTATGTTACAATAGACATAAACATAGCAGGAATAGGCGGAGACGTGCTCAGATTGGGCGAATTTGTAGAGGAATTACGTGATTTGTTCAAGGACTGTGAACACAACAGATACGATAATGTTAGTATCTGTGTTAAAACAATGTATAAAAAACTGCTGGGTCGTAACAGTAAGCAGGAAACATATTGGGATTATACAGATGCTGAACAAGAAGTTTTACAAAGACCAGGTATAAAACCTATGCCTGTGGAGCCACAACCTGAATCTGAAAATAATGAACCAGAAGAAGTAGTAGAAGATACCTCCTGGATGACGGAGTTTTTGTACGAAGATGGATCAGCAAAGTATGTGCAGAGCCACCAAATAATTAATCAAGGGTTAAATAATTTTAAAGGTATGAAGTGTCACTTAGGTTTCGAAAGTTTAAATATAGATGCCAATGGTGAAATGTATAGCAGTTGGTGTGGTGCTGTAAACTTTGGTAATGTGGGTAGTACAGATTGGAAACTTCCAGAAACTAAAACTAGTTGTCCTTTTGATTATTGTAATAATATATCAGATATTTCTATAACTAAGACAGTTTAGTTAATTTATTTTCTTTTATGCTTTTTAATAAAGTGTCTACATAAGGTACTTTATTTAAAAATTCAAGTTTTAATCCTGATGTTTCATGGAAAGTTGAATGGACTCCGTAACTATATTTGTATCTTGGATGAGACTCAAATTCATTTAACATCTCTTTACTTAAATCAAAACCAAGGGAGTTTATTAAGTTTATATATCTAAAGTAGTCTTTGGACCAATCATTGCATAAGCAATGATTAAAAACTTCATATAAGTCTTTGTTTTTAAAAATATATCCCAAATAATTAATATATAAATCTATATCATCAAATATTTCTATATCCTCTATAATAAATTTATCAATATTAAGATCTAAAATATTTTTATTTGATTTATTTTGTATATAAAATTTTATATTATTATAACCTAATACAGATTTTTGAATTTTACAGTCTTCTGGTTTAAAAGCATTAGATATTTTATGTAACTTTTTATCATTTAAAAATTGATCTAAAAAATCATAATCTGAATCTATGTTATTGATATCATAAAGCCATTCTCCTTTTTGATCAAATATACTTAAAGGAAGACTTTTTAAATTATCTTTTTTAAAATTAAGTGTCACATTGTTTTTTAAACATAAATCTATAAGAGGGTCTATATCTAGAATATTTTGTTTAAAAATATGGTACTCTATAATAAGTTTATCTTTATAAAATTCTATTAAAGATTCTATATATTCCCAATCTAAATTTTGTGTAACTAAATTTGCTGATTTAAATGCCCCATACAGATTTAAATAAATTGTAACATTTTTACTTTTAAGATGTTCTAATACTGGTCTATCTACAGTACTGCCTTGAGTGAACACTAACAGCTCTTTTTCAAAAGTATGACATCTACTTGCTAAATGATGTATTTTTGGATGAACTAGAGAATCTCCATAAAAAGAATTACAGAATACTTTGCTATATTTTTTTGAAGATAAAAATTTTGATGCTTTTACTAAGTTTAAATCTGATATAGGGTAATTTCTTTTTCCAAACTTATGGAAATACGAATTACCTTGTGGTAATAGACTGTTATAAACTTTGCTCTTAGACGTGATGTCTAAATGTAATGTATTCAATTACTTAGCAGGACCAGTTGGTAGTTTATTATTAATAGAACTTGAGTATGAAACAAACTCTGCTTCATCATATTCTGCATTATCAGTATCATAATAGTAACTAGTACTTGAATCTAATTCGCTTTCAGCAGTATCATATACCCCTATGCTATATTCTTCAACAATAACATATTCAGACGCAGTTTTACCTCTAATACCAAATAAAAATACACCTGGAGACAAGTTAGCATCTAAACTAGTTGTATCTGCTGTAACTACACCTGTGTTAGCATCGAAACTCATCCATGGTGCTAACGGACTAAATGGTAAAATTGCTACATTACTAAGATTTGTATTAATGTCTAAATTAATATTTGCAGTTGTTCCAGTTTGCATATTTAAAATTCTTCCTGATGGATATGTATTTGAAAATTCGGGAGATTCATCTGAACTACCTGAATCTAACTGTAATACAGCCTCATTTATTACATCTAAATTAGCACCGGTTGAACCTTCAGCAATTGATAATGCAACTTTACCTTTTAAACTACCTTCAGCAATAAGTATGTCTTTTATTTCATTTGAATTTTTACTAGGATGTTTTTCTATAAATTGTGCAACACCACCAGCAACTAAGGCTGTAGATATACTTGTTCCAGTTCCAGTTCCATATATTACACTGGATAAATGGCTACAAGTTGTAACACCTTCACCAATTGTGAAAATATCAACTGCGGCACCATAGTTAGGGAAAGAAGTAGTATCACTACCACCGTCCCATGCAGTATTTGTAAATTCTGAAATAACAAAGTCGTTATCATGAGCACCAACTGTAATAATATCTGCCACACCTGCTGGAGAGTAGTTAGCAACATTGTCATTACTATTACCTGCGGCCGCAACTACTACAATGTTTGAATTGTTAAGTTCACCAATCTTGGAGTCAATAAGATTGTTTTGTGCAGTTACCCATGGAGCACACATTACTTTCACGTCTGCTACATTACTACTATTGTGGTCTGATAAAACAGCATCTAAGGCTGTAATTACGTTACCTACTGATATATTACCTGAAGCGGCATCAAATAGTTTTACATTTTTAATTGTTACGTCTCTTGCAACTCCTATATTTTCACCAGTAATCAATCCAGCCATCGAAGTACCATGACCTGTTGAATCCGAATAAGTTGAACCGTATGCACTATGTAAATTTGTAATAGTTGCATTAGCAAACTCTATATGTGAATCATTAATACCTGAATCTACAAGATAAACAGTTTTTCCGTTTCCAGAAAATTTAGGTTCCCATGAATCAAAAGAATATGA